CGTAAATGCAAGACCCGCAACCTCGAACGCAGTAGCCGCACCAGCCCCAGCCGTCATTGTAAGCCCTGTAGCTACGATAGCTCCGTTAGGGTCTGTTAGGCTAAAAATACCGCCGTTAGTTACCGCTGTAGTACATGTAAGCGTATAAGCTCCAACGATAGGAATGATACTTCCCGCAGCAACTGTAGCGAGTGTTAGCGTACCGTCTCCCGTACCTGTGAACGCTGATGCTGTAACCGCATCCGCTACCGCTTTACGTGCTAGGATTGTACCTACTACGTAAGAATCTGCACCCGGAAACGTTAGCGTAGCGTCTTGCCAGCTTTCCGCCTCTACGATAATGCTACCTGTATCAATGTTAGTAATAGTAATATTAGCCATATCTTACTCCTCCACGCCTGCAAGTGCTCTTAGTTCTTTAGCGATAGCCTCGTCCTCTGCGTCCGGTGTTACTGCTGGGGGTGTTACTCCTCCCGGTGCTTCTTCACCTCTCGCCTCGATAGCGTGTGATTTAATCGCCGCCGCCTGATACTCTGCGTTAACTTCCATATCAAGCTCCGCTCCATCTTTGATGTGCTCTTTGATGTGCTTCAATGCTACGTCCGTAGCTTTTGCCGCTTCTCCCATAGTAATATGGGCTTTTACTCTTTTGCGCTCTTTTTCGACGCCCTCGTTAACAGCTAGTGCGTAAACGTCTGGGTGTTGCGCTTTCAATTCGTCAAGTGTCATCTTCTCCGCTCCTTTGGGATTGTTATTTGTTGGAGGTTCTACAACCCCGCCGCTGTCCTTTTGTCCTAGCCACTTCTCGCGGTAGCGGTCAATGTGTGACTGTACCCGTGATCTGTCCGCCGCAGGTATATCTACACGGTTGCCTCTCGCTCCCGCCATAGACCCGTTAGCGGCGTATACGCCCCGGATATTCGCTACCAGCTTTCCGTCCACTACATCGACAAAAGGTAACTTATAGGCGCCGAAATTACCCGCCTCACTACTATTATACCAAAAAAACGCCTCTTTGTAACGTGCGTTAGGTTTATCCTCTGCATTTAGGAACGCTCTAACCCGTCTAATCGCCGCCGCAGAGTCCCACGATTGATCTACTATATCGAGGTCCTTAAACGTTGTAGGCCCGTTAAGATCACATTCTAACCCGCACGATTTTAACGCGTTCTCCAACTTATCCGCTGTTAGGTTCTCATCCTGCATCGCTGTGTTAGCCCGTGCCATCATTTCCATGGATGTAGCGATAGCAGAGTCACGATCTAGCGCGTTCTCCTCTGTATTTAGGAGTGCATCCGCGAATCCTTGGTCCACGATCTCGTTACCATATAGGTACGTTTCGTTATCCATCATAGTTAGTATGTCTTCGCGGCTCTTACCTGTTTTTCTTACGTAGATATTAGACAACATATTAGACATCGCACGCAGGGCCTTACCCTTTCGCTCCATGTCTCTGTAATCCCCGGCCGCTACACCTATGGCGTTATGAATCATAAACACGGAGTTATCGTAGGCTTGTACCTCGTCCGCGGCAAGTGCGATCTGTGTCATCATTGACGCCGCGAAAGATACGCGCGCCGTTACTTTGCCTTTTTTGTACTCCCGTACCGCGTTTAACATGGCTATACCGTCGGTAATAAAACCACCCGGGGAGTTTAGGTCTAAAAATACGTCCCCCTCCATGCTATTAAGCTCTTTCGCGAACTCTGACGCAACTATATCCACGCCGACTATACCGTGCATCTGTATTACTGACATTCAAACCTCCTTATATGGTCTGATCGGGTGTTATATCTTCTAATATTCCTACCCAATCCGCGGTTATAACCGCCCCTTTATCCGTAGTTACTTGGAACCCTACGACCGTGCCGGACTTGAAACGGAACGGAACCGGGGACGTGTACGCCTCACTAGAATCCTGTAGCCCTAGGCTTTGGTGAGGTATCGTCATAAAGGGGTTGAGGTACTGATGGCTATCCAGCTCCGTAGCCACAAAGTCTATAACCGCTCTCGACGCCGCTGTACCGCTCGTAGAACTTCCTATCATTCCTAATAACACTAATTGCATATTTCGAGGTACCATACGCATAGACGACGAGCATCTGCGCCCGCCTGCGGATATGAGGCTGAACACTACCGCCGAATCTGTAGCCCTGTACGCTTCTATAAGCCCTACCGCAGATACCGCCGTACCTACAGTTTCGACGTGCATACATTGGATAAAACGAACCCCCGATAACTGTCCCGTAACAGGTGTTATCCCGTTAAGGGTTATAGTTGCCCTCTTTATATCTAAATTAACATCAAGATAGTGTATCTCTATAGACTGTGCCCCGGTCCCTCCGGGTGCGTCTTCCGCGGACGAACTTACGAAAGTTATGTCCTCTCCCGTTGTTTGATCGGGATAGTAAAATGTGCCACCCGGCCACACTACAATATCATCCACGGCTCCGACAGTATCTACCCTACCGTAGGCCCCTATTGGTCTCGAGCCACTAAAACGACCGCGCGATACTTCTAACGCATAGTTCTGAACCGTTCGTAATGGCCCGTTAAATGAGTCATACATATTATACCCCCACTCTTATATCTACTGCGGCGTTAACGGGGTACACGTATAGATCGGAAGACTCGGGAGCGTTCCCGATAATAGACTCCCTAAAAATAGGCTTGTCCGTTATAGTTGTAGGCGCCGCGGCACCTGTCGCCACTATAGCATAGTGAATCCCACCGGGGACTCTACTAAGGGCTTGCGCTATGCCGCTAGTTTGTGCTGTCGATACCTTAGTCCAAGTATTCGCAGGGCATGAAGTAGTAGAAAACGTCATACGTCTACCCTCACACTACCCGCCGCACCTATAGGCCACACGTACACATCCGAGGACGCGCTGAGTACCAAAGGTAAAGACCCGTCAAACGGGACGCCATCCCCTGCTAATACTGTTGGCGCCGCAGTTCCCGTTAGCCTATAGGTCCATGCGTATAGGTCTGGGTCTGTCTTTAATACGTGAATAGTAACCGAGGTTACCGCTGTCGCTACTTTAGTCCATCCACCTACTGTGCATGAAACTGATACCGGGTCCGCCATATTATGCTCCTTTTACTTTTTCGATGATCGACTCTAACACGTCGTCGTCAAGATTAGCTAACGCCTCCGCGATAGCATCCTGTGGGACCGTGTCCGGGTTCTGATCTTTAATTAATCCCGCATTAATAAGAGGTAATAGTGCTTTTACAAGCTGTTCATTCTCCCCCTCTAACTGCTGTACGGCTTTGGAGTACTTCATACCGTTAAGCTCACGTGCCGCCCTGTCTCTCGTTATAAGTCCCTCGGCTATAGCTTCTTTATACGCCTTGATCTCTTTTAGTAAATCCACGTTAGGCTTAATAGCCCCTGACCATGACGAAAGTAACCACGCTTTACGTATCATCCACGCTTTTGGGTCTGTCCACGCCTGTAGGAACCCGGGCACGTCTATATCACCTAATAAAACCTCGCTTAATAGGTAGTCTTCGTATATAGGGGCACAGAAGTCCTCTCCGAACCCTGCGCGCACCCTATCCAAGTACATTTTAAACTCGTTTACCTCTCCGCGTGATGCTGAGTAATTGCTAGTAAAACCAAGCAAAAGGATATTAGGGGGTACCTCGTTGGCCCATGCGATAGCACCGATAACGGCCTCCTCAAATGCCTTAAAATTGACATTAGGGCGTCTAGTGTCGTAGCTTACAGGCTCCTCTCCGTGCTCTCCGTGCTGTAGCTCTTGGAATACCATACCCGGCATACTGCGCGAGTACTCTACATCCTTACGCGCTTGTATATCGTTCTGTGTAGTTATCGTATCCTTACGAATCGCCCCCGCTGTCATCGGTAGGGTTCCCGGTTTATCCTCACCCTTTTTAATCCACATTGCTACCATGGAGTTAATAACCGCGGCTCGTTGCTCCGCGTCCCGGTATCGGTCCACTTCTTTTAGTGACTGAATCGTAATAGCTAGGAGAGACTGCCCCCTGACATCATCGAGGAGCTTATCCGTACCATATACGAGCCAAGCCTGTAGCCTGTCTGTCTTAGCGCCCCTTGACGTGATACGTACAAAACTACCGTCATCGTTCTCAACAAAAAACGCCACGTGTCTGCCCACCGGGTCAAGCTCTACCCCATGCTTAACACTGTTTCCCCTAGCCATAACTGCGCGCATCATATCCGCGTCCGGGTCTACTACGTTGGAGCCGTCTATAAGCTGTACAGTAGGTAGCCCTAGCGCGTTCTGGCGGAGTATTACTAAAACGTCCCCCGATACAAACGCCGTACGCCTAGCGGTACGCTGTAGCTCGCCCCATGTCATAAGGCCTTTATAGTCTATAAGCTCCCTTACGCTCCCGTAAACCGCGAACCTGCGTTCTATTAACTCGGATAGGTCAGATATATCCCTGCGATCTAAGCCTAACAGGTCCGCGTCCGGGGTTGCTTCAAGCGCTAGACCCTTATTTATCTCGTTTGTAATAAGTCTGCGTATCAATCCGCGTGCATATAAATTCTCGTTAAATAGCTGGCTCGATCTCATACGTAGTAAATTATGATCTACAACCGTGTAATCTTTAGTAATACCAAACCCGCCGTAAAATTTATCCCCGTCCCATGTAGCGGAATATGAGTTATTACCCACATAGGTGGCCATATCCCCCAAATTTATAACCTCGGGGGTGATAGTCTCTACAGGTGTGGGGTTGGCTATGCTGTCAACTACAGCTAAATATTCGTTACTAGGCGTTTTATCAAAACCAAACATACTCACCAGCTCGCCCCTCCTATAAAGTTATTACCCGTACCGTTCAAGCGTGCGTCAAGTGTGGCTAGGCGGTTATATAGCCCGTTTAACGTGTCGTTAAGCGCCCCCATATCTTCCTTGGTTACCGTTTGTCTAGTCTGCCCGGTATCAAGCGTATAAGATTTAACCCCATTCGCTCCGCCTAGCGCTAGTATAGCATCCTCGTATACGAGTATCTGGGCTTTAGTGGCTGTAATTCTATCCGTTAACCATGCCGATGTAATGCTACTAGCCACTATACGCTCCTTTTATGCTTCAAATACTCAATTATACCACATTTTACGCATTTTTAAAATATAACGCTTCTTTTTCGATATAGTCCCAAAATCTAGGCCAATCTATGGTCTCTAACTCAAAATGACCTATACATACAGACCACGCGAGTATATCTACCGCCGCATGGCCGTATACGAGACAGTCCCAAAGTTCGTTGCGCGCGTTACCGGGCCTATGCCAATAGTGTACCGTTTCTCCCTTGTCTGTCACTTTCTCCCTGCGTGTTTCCACGGTTAACTCTTTTAACGCTTTGTCCGGGAGGTCTAGCGGTGCGTTGAAATGGTAGGCGCTTTGTGGCCCCATGACCTCGTCCCACTCCCTACGCAGTACAGGCGCTAGCCTATCCTTGTAATGATCTACTAGGATACGGTACCCGGTCGTCCCCGCCTTAGTCGTAAACGTGGCAAACTCGCTTATCGTCTGATTTTTAGCCGTTCTATCCCTACCTAGTACCGGGTATACGTTGGAGCTGTACTCTGAACAGAAATTAACCACGGTATCATTAGAGTACCCTGCATCTACAAGCGTTAAAACTATACCGTACTCCGTCCCGTCGTCTGCTGTGTAGCGTTTCTCCTCGATGAGTGCGCGCAACTGACCCCAAACCGGGTTATTAATGTCTCCGCACTCTGACTCGCCCGGTGCCTCAAAACGTAGATACTCGATCACATACGGTTTAGTATCTCTACACCACCCCATAACGGCTACGGCTAAGAATTTCTTATGTACATCCACCTGACACGTTAGGAATAGTATCTTAGAACCTGAGTTAATCACCGCGAACTTATTAGGGATGGTTCCTAGTACTTACGCGGTGCGTCTATGGCTCGATACCATGATAAAGCTAACCTTAGACCCCATGACCTCGAACGGTTCGGCCAATACGTTGTTATAGAACACTTGGTATTTCTCTATATCTATTACCTTACGCTCCTCCGGGTCGTACGCTTCTAAATAATCCGCGACAAGCGAGTACCACGGGGCCATCCCTATAGGCGAGTACATAGCGGGTAGGTGGTACGATCTGATACCCGGCTCCTTTGGCTTGGCTGTGGGTACCCATTTAGCGCCATTTTCCGGGGAGAATAACAGCTCCTTGTCGTGTTCGTGGTGATCATGCCCACATTTTTGGCACGCATAACGTACGGAGCTTATATCCAGCACGCCGTCCTCGTCGTAATCCCACTTAAAACCGCCTATAACTCCGCTTTCTTGGTCTACGGTGTGCCATTTTAGCCATTGAGTATGTCCACACTTTAAACAGTTAACCATGTATCGGCGCTGATCTCCGCGCTTGAATTGCTTAAATATCTTAGAATTTGACTTTATTAGGGGCGTAGACCCTCTAAAAATCTTACGGCGCTCCCAATACCCTTTTAGCCTGCCGTCGGATAACTTATCCGGGTCCCCGTCCTTTCCTACTGTGTCGGGCCATGCGTCGATCTCATCTTTTAGCATTACAGCGATAGAGTATGACCTCATCTTATCGGCGTTCTTAGCTCCGAATGGTACAAGGTACGCTCCCCCTGAGAATTGCAGGTGCGTGGCGGTCTTACCCGTCTTACGTGTGTTACCCTCATCGCTTGACCGTATAATATCGCCGAAACCTGATTGATTAAACATCGGTATAAAGTTATTTTCTATCCTAGCCTTAGCCAATTCCTTGTCCGCGGTCATATACATCATTGGCAGGGTCTTAAGATGCGCCGAGTAATATAAGACCACAGATTCCAGCATAGTGGAGTAGGTGATCTGTACGCCTTTCATCAAGTTGACTTCTCTTACGGGGCTATTAACGTCGGCGCAGTCTACTATCTCACGCATGAACGGGTTAACGTCGTAGCGTAGATAGCCGGGGATGGATGTAACAGAGGATGGGAGGTATCGGTGCTCCTCGTTAAACTCCGAGGGGGTCACACTTTTTATGTGATCAGTAATCCCGTCCAGCTCTGAGAGCATCCAATCCAGACCTATAAGTTCTATACTCTTAGACATTATCGTACGCCCTTGTTACTTTCGCTTTCATTGGTCTTACGTGCGAGGATATAGTGTCTTTTATGAACGCTTCCACCTCTGCGATATCCTTACCAGCGTCGTGCATCGCTGTAGCCCGTTTCGCTATCGTTTTGGCGCCGTCGGTTAGTAAATTGGTTAGCGCGCTGTCGATCGGGTCTATAATACCACGCTTTACGAGTTCCCGAGATACTAACTCCCCCTCTGCCTTGGCGTTCTTAATCCGCTTCTCATTGACTACCTCGATCTCTTTAAGTGCTCTTAGATAATCAAGGAACGCATAATCCGTTCCGAACTTGTCTATAATCTGACGTAGCGTTAGATCGGCGTACTGCGCTATATGTTCGGGTAGTTCGTGGGGTGCAGGACCGCCTCTCCGTTTGTGCCGTGTGTCCTCTGTGGTCATACCACGCGGTCCGCCGCCTTGCTTTAGTGCCGCGCCGTACTGCCCGGTATGCGAGGCTATATAAGCGATGGCCGCTGGGTGCGATGCGTCAACCTTTTTTCCCACCGTCGCCGGGTGTAATGCTTTACCCTCTGAACATGCTAGCGTAATGGACTTAGGACTAACGCCTGCGCGCCGTGCTATCTCGATTCTAGTAACTATCTCTTTTGTAGGTTCCATAACCACAATTATAGCACAAAATTGGTGTGGGTAAAGTTGGGTAAAACCTTGCTTTTTGTGCGAGGGGCGCACGTCGCAAACAAAAC